TCGAATACGAATTATTCTAATGTTGCAACTGGATCAAATACAAGTTATAGTGACGCTGCATAGGAGATAAAAATTTATGGCATCAACATATACACCTCTTGGTATAGAATTAATGGCTACTGGCGAAAACGCTGGTACATGGGGAACAAAAACAAACGCAAACTTAAACCTTGTTGAACAATTAGTAGGTGGATTTAAACAAGTATCTATAGCAGGTGGTGCTCAAACTACAGCTTTAACAGTTGCGGATGGTGCATTAACTGGAACAGCTCAAGCAAGAATGATTGAGTTTACTGGAACAATTACAGGAAATCAAATAGTCACAATACCTTTAGATGTAGAAACATTTTACTTTTTAAAAAATACAACAACAGGTTCTTTTACAGTACAGTTTAAATACGCATCAGGAAGTGGTGATACATTTACTTTTGCAACAGGAAATAAAAGTACAGCAATTTTATTTGCAACAGCAAATGATGGAACTAACCCAGATATTATTCAAATTCAAACAGGTGGAGATGTTGTAGACGATACATCACCTCAACTAGGTGGTAACTTAGATGCTAACTCTTTTAATATAGATTTTGATGATGCTACTGGAATCAGAGATGATTCTGCAAATGAACAATTAATTTTTCAAAAAACATCTTCAGCTGTAAATCATTTTGAATTAACAAACCAAGCAACTGGTTCAGACCCAACAATTGCAGCTGTAGGAGATGATGCAAATGTTAACATGGTTCTTGTTCCAAAAGGAACTGGTGAAACAATTATTGGAACTGGTTCTGCAGCAGCTACTCTTACATCAAGTGGTGCACACGATTTAACTTTAGATACAAATTCAGGAACTAACTCAGGTACAATAACAATTACTGATGGTGCAAATGGTAATATTGCTATTACACCAAATGGTTCAGGAAACATTGTTCTTGATGGATTAACTTTTCCAAATGCTGACGGATCAGCAGATCAAGTTTTAAAAACAAACGGATCAGGTACATTATCTTTTACAGATGTATCAGGTGGTACTTCATGGCAAGCAGTTAAGACAACAGGTTTTACTGCAGTCGCTGGTGAAGGATATTTTTGTAATACAACAAGTGGAGCATTTACATTAACACTACCTGCTTCACCTACAATTGGTGATGAAGTTTCGTTTGTAGATTATGCAGGAACATTCGATACAAACAATTTAACAATTGGAAGAAATTCAGAAAAAATTCAAGGCTCTGCAGCTGACTTAACAGTTTCAACTGAAAGGGCAGCTAACACTTTAGTGTACACAGACGGAACACAAGGTTGGCTGTTAAAGGTTAAATAATGGCTGAGTACAGAGAGATCCAAGGAGCGGCAGTCCAGTCGCTGGCATCTAGTACAGGTACAATTACAGGTCAGATTTGGTATGACAATGCTAATGGTGTTTTTAAATTAGAGTCATTTGTTCCAACTAGTGTTTTTGCATCAGGAGGAACTTATCCTGTAACAGGAAGACAGGTAGCTCAAGCTACTACAAGTGCAACATCTGGATTTGCTTTTGGAGGGGTTAATGCACAACCTGGAGCAGGTAGAACTAATGCATCTAATACTTATGACGGAACAACTTGGACAGGAGCTCCAACTGTACCTCAAGCAGCAAACCACGCTGGTTTTGGAACACCTACTGCTGCTGTAGCAGCAGGATCAAATTCTTATCCACCTATTGGAACTTTTGATAATGCCTATTCTTGGGATGGATCAACTTGGACAACAGCAAATCCAATGAATTCTTATGGAAGAACAAACTCAGGTGCTTTTGGAACACAAACAGCTGGAATAGTTGTAGGTGGAGAACCTGCACAAACAACTTCAAGAGAGTATGATGGAACAAGTTTTACAGCAGGACCTGCAACCAATGTTACAATGAGTGGTGGAAGTTCTGGAGCTGGATCTTATGCTTCAGGAGCAGCACTTGCAGGAAACCCAAGTACACAATTTGAAGAATGGACAGGAACAGCTTGGACAGCTTCTACAGCATCACCTACACAAAATGCTTATGGTTTTTCAGCTGGTCAAGATTCTGATAACTTTTTATCAATGGGTAATTTACCAGGTGGCTCTATGTTATGGAATGGAACATCTTGGTCTACAGATGCGGTTTTAAGTACAGTAAGAGCTTCAGGTGCACCAGTTGGAGGAAGCACAGTATCATCTGCTTTGGTAGTAGCTGGAAATGATCCAACAAACACTAATTTAACAGAAGAATACACGGGATCAGGCCCAGTGACACAAACAATTACAACAAGTTAAAGAATTAAGGAGGATAAACTATGGCACATAAAACATATCAATACTGCGTAGCAGAAAACTGGGGTAAAGGTTTCATTACGCACGATGATTCTAGGAAACTTGAATTTAGAAGTTTTCCTGGTAATGTGTGGAGAGTGAATGCTCACAATCAAGATGCTAACAGATGGATTGCTGGAGTAAACGGCACTCATAAAACTTTATCTGAAGCACAAGCGATTGTTGATGCAGAAGTAACTCAAGCACAGGCTGATTGGGATGCATTACCTGCAGAACAAAAAGCACCATCGGCAGGTTTTGAAGTGATTACAAGACCAGAAGATATAACATTGGAGGAATAATAAGTGGCAACTTATTACGACATATTTGGACAGAAGGTACAATACCTTTCATCAGATCCCGCTAACTTAACGGAGGGACAGGTTTGGTATAACTCGACTTCTAATACAGCTAAGGTGCAAGGTTTTAGTACAGGGGTTTGGTCTTCAGGAGGCTCCCTACCTACAGCACTTTATGGACAGCAAGGAGCTGGAAGTACGCCAGCAGGTTTTTCAATGGGTGGTGGAACAGGACCTGTACCTTCATACGTTACGGCAACAAATACTTATGACGGAACTTCTTGGACTGCAGCTCCAGCTATGACTTTTTCTTCTGCATATGCAGCTGCGTGTGGAACAATACCTACTACAATGTATGCAGGTGGAGATGGAAATCCTCCAGGAGCTTCTAATACTTATAATGGAACTTCTTGGACATCTATTACTGCTCTTGGTTTTGATGGCTATCAACTAAAAGGTGCTGGTAATAGTGCAAATGCTTTTGTGGCTCAAAGCTATTATTCATCTAGCGGACGTACTTGGAATGGTTCTTCTTGGACAGCTAGTCCTACTATCCCTCAACATAATTATGCTACAGGTGCTGTAGGAGACTATAATGATGCCAGTTTTTTAGGAGGAAAGGCAGTTTCAGATAATTCTGGTCGAAATGATCATATAAATTGGAATGGTTCAGCATGGACTACTGATACAGTAATGCCTGTATCTGGAGATGTGTCTGGTCAGATATCTAATAATGCACCTACTTCTAATTTTTGGATTCACCCTAGTGTACCAAACTCTACATTAATATGGAATGGTTCATCTTGGACAACAGGAGGAAGTTTGAGTACATCTAGAAGTAATGGAGCAGGTGCAGGATCAACTGTAGCAGAAGGATTTATTGCAGGTGGTGTTGGACCACCAACCACTGCTATTACAGAAGAATTTGTATCAGGTCCACAAACACAAACAATTACAACAAGTTAAAGAATTATGGCAGACTATATAAATATAAATGGAAACAATATCCCAATCAGAGCTTCTGACCCTAGTAACCCCATTACAGGAGAAGTTTGGTATAACTCGACTACTAATGCTTTAAAAGGGCAAGGTTTTAGTGCAGGTAGTTGGTCAACTGGTGGAAGTGTACCAACTGCTACTAATTTTATAGGTAGTTTTGGATCACAAACAGCAGCTTTAGCTTTTAATGGAGAAATACCAGGAGCAGGTGGAAATCAAACACAACAATCATTAAGTTATGATGGAACTTCTTGGACAGCAACTAATCCAACAGGTGGTTTAACTACCAGTGGACAAGGTGCTCGTGGTGCAGGAACTACAGGTTCAGGGATATCATCATCTTATCAAGGTGGTGGAGGAACACCTGCTGCTTACACTGATGTAAAAGAGTGGGATGGAACAAGTTGGACTGCAGGAACATCACATAATAATAGACAGAGTAATGCAATGATGGCTGCCGCGGGAAGCCAAACTTCAACTTCAATTTTTGGAGGTACATCAGAATCTGATCCAAGTCCAAGAGCACTTACAGAAGAATGGGATGGAGCAACTTGGACAAATGGTGGAAATTTAAATACTGCTAGAGGTAGTTCAGGAGGATCTGGAACACTTACATCATCTATATGTGTTGGTTCAGACTCAAGTCCTTTCGCTCTTGTAGAAGAATACAATGGAACAGCTTGGACTACAGCAACTGCATATCCATCAGCACCTGATGCTAATTCAAGATGTACAGGTGTTACACAAGATGCAACTTTAGCGTGGCATCGTGGAACAGCAGCTACGTACAATGGAACATCTTGGACAGCAGTAGGTACTTTAAGCACTCCTAGAATAAGCGCAGGAGCAGCAGGAAGTTTTACTGCAGGATTATGTATTGCAGGAGGACCACCAAATACTGCAGTGGTTGAAGAATTTGCATCAGGTCCAACAACAGTTACATTCTCTAGTTCTTAACATTGACTTTATTTATATAAACGTTATACATTAGAAATTAATAAAGGAATAAATATGTCAGAAAAAAGAAATATAAAAGATTTAGTCGATAAAGAATCAGATAATTTACATAATATATTAGACCCAAATGACGTTACCGATTTTAAAGGTATGGTTGATGAATTAAGAGATACTTGGACTAAAAAACAAATTTTTAGAACTGAAACAGAAATGAGATTTTCAGTTTTAAATGATATGAAATATCCAACGAAGGCTGCAAAGTATTGGCAGTGTGTTAGAGAACAAAATGTTTATCTAGAAAACTTAATGAGTTTATCTTTTGATTATAGAAGAACTGAAGTTAAATTAAAAAGACTAAAACAAAAATTAGCAGAAGAAACAGATGAACTTAAAAAAGAACTTATTCAAATAGATATTGATGAAAAGACATATTCTAAAGCAAATATGCAATTAACAGCAAAAGATAGAATGAGAGAGATTCGATTATGGTCTCAACTTAAAAAAGAAAATGATGATGGTACATTTGATAAACAAGATGTTAACCAACATCAATTAGAATCGTATCATAAAATAATGTTGAATAGAAAAGATACTTTAACTGCTGGATCAAGTCAGCCAGAAGTGTTTAACGTACTTGGTCAGTTACAAACTATCGAACGTGTAAAGAAAGAGAAGGCACAACTTGAAGGTACCAAAAGAGAAGCTTTATCTCAGGAATCGAAACTTGGAGCTAAACCCGAGTAACCAGAGACAATCTCCACTTTATAAAAAAGTAAGAGATCATATTAATAAAACGGGATATATAATAAATCCGTTATTAGTAGTTGAAGATAAAGATAAATATAAAGTTGTCTATGGTAATAATAGATATTTATCAGGAATCGAATTAGGCTTTACAGAGTTTCCTATTCAAGTATTAAAAGATGATGAAGTTCCAACTATAAGAGAAGCAGCTAAAAGTTATAAAGATATTAATCTAGATGAAATTTGATTTTGTATTTTTAGGTCAATCGGTATTAAAATATCAAGTGCCATTTGATATTTATGTATCAATAAATCAAATCTATGAATCAAAATTAAAACAACTAAAACCTGCTAATCAACAGTTAGTGGGTAAAATTAAAAACGAACATAGTTTATTTTATAATGGTGATAACCAATCTAAAATGCAAACTCATAGTTTTCTCCCATTAAATGTTTTAAAATGGTTTGAAGGATGTTATAGACATTATTTAGATTGGAATAAAATTAAAAATTATCAAATACATTTAAACTCTATTTGGATAAATGAAATGAAAGAAAATGAATATAATCCAGTGCATGTTCATCAAGGAAATTTATTTACAGGATTATCTTCTGTTATGATATTAAAGTTACCAGAAAGTTTTGGTGTTGAATATTCATCAAGTGAGAATCCACAAAATGGACGATTGCAAATATTAGGTTCTGCATCTGGACAATTTTCAAAAATTGATTATCAACCAGAAACTAAAAAAAGAGATTTTTATATTTTTCCATATGATATGAGGCACTGTGTATACCCTTTTAATGGACCAGGTTTTAGAAGAACATTAGCTGCAAACTGTGATGTTGATTATAATCCAATTCAAAATAGAGGAGTATCTTAATGTACGAAAATAAAGTTATAACAGAACCTAAATGGAAAAGTTGGATTATTGAAACCAATACTCCACTACTTACACCAGAACAATGTAGAATGGTTATTGATTGTGGGAGATCTCAACCTCCACAACAAGCACAAGTAGGTATGAACAAACCAGGTGGTGGTGTAGATACCAATAAAAGGGTGACTACAATTTCTTGGATCCCTTTTCAAGCCTTACCACAACTGTATCAAACACTAGATACTTTTATACAAAAAGCAAATTTAAATCATTTTGGTTTTGATGATATTAGAATTACAGAACAAGCTCAGTTTACAGAATATCCAGAAGGTGGTTTTTATGATTGGCATATGGACACGGATGTTGTAGGTGCACACGAGCCACCTGTAAGAAAAATATCAATGACTTTATTACTCAATGATCCATCTGAATTTGAAGGAGGACATTTAGAATTAATGAGTCCTGGTAAATTTAAACCAATGAAACAGGGTCACGCAATTTGTTTTGCATCATTTTTAAACCATAGAGTAAATCCAGTAACTAAAGGTATGAGACAATCTTTAGTTGTTTGGTTTGGAGGTAAACCATTTAAATGATTAAAGAACAATTTTTTCCAACTACAATTTATGCAAAAGATATTAATATAGATAATGATCTATTAACCAATGTAATTGTAGATATGTCTAAAAAAGATTCAGGTGTTAAGAAAACAAATATGCATGGTTGGCACTCTAAAAATTTAGATGCATCGAATAAAGAATTTGAGCCATTAATTAATGAATTATACAATATGCAAAAAGAAATTTATCAAGAAGAATGGTTAGATCGAAAACCTGTATTAGGTAATATATGGGCTAACTTAAATCCTCCAGGTGGATATAATAGACCTCATATACATCCTAATTGTTTATGGTCTGGTGTGTATTATGTAAAAGCAACAGAAGATTCTGGTAAATTAGTTTGTAATGATCCAAGACCAGGAATACAAATGAATATGCCTATTAGGAAAGATGGACAACCACCACAACATTTATGGAGAGAATGTCATCTAGCGCCTATACCAGGAAGAATAATAATGTTTCCTGCTTGGTTATGGCATTGTGTTGAACCTAATAATAGTAATGATATAAGAATATCAGTTTCATTTAATTTTATACAGGAGGGTTTTAGTGTTTAATAAATACCAAGTGATTAAAAAAGCAGTTAGTTATGAACTCGCTAATTTTGTATTTAATTATTTTTTACTTAAAAGAGATGCAGCTAAGTTTATGTATGATAATAATATTATACACGATAATGGTATGTTTGGTACTTGGACTGATCAACAGATACCTAATACCTATTCACATTATGCAGATCCTGTAATGGAAACATTATTAGTTAAAATGTTACCTGTTATGAAACAACATACAGGTTTAGATTTAATACCAACTTATTCTTATGCAAGAGCTTATAAAAAAGGAGATGAATTAAAAAGACACAAAGACAGACCTAGTTGTGAGATATCTACGACATTAAATTTAGGTGGTGATCCATGGCCTATTTATATTGATGGTACAGGTGCAGATTCTGTTATAGATGAATACAAAAAAATCATAAAACCTAACGCTCCAGCAGGTACGAAAGTCTTGCTTGAAGTAGGCGATATGTTAGTATATAGTGGTTGCGAACTCGAACATTGGCGAGAGCCTTTTGACGGGAACATATGTGGCCAAGTATTCTTACATTATAATCATGTAAACGGCCCATTTGCTGACAAAAATAGATTTGACGGAAGACCTATGTTAGGTCTACCATCATTTGTAAAATAGTATTATAATGGAGCCATATGCTACAAAAGATAGGTTTTCAACCAGGATTCAATAAACAGATTACAGAAACCACAGCCGAAGGACAATGGGTTGATGGTGATAATGTTCGTTTTAGATATGGTACACCTGAAAAGATAGGTGGCTGGTCACAGTTAGGTGAGTCTAAACTCACAGGAGCTGCAAGAGCTTTACATCATTTAGTTAACAGGTCTGGTAACAAGTTTGCAATCATAGGTACAAACAGAATTTTATACGCTTACACAGGTGGTGTATTTTATGACATCCACCCTATTAAAACTACAACAACATTAACTAATGCATTTAGTACAACGAATGGTTCAGCAACGGTTACTTTAACATTCAGCACGGACCACGGAATACAAGAAAATGATATTATACTCTTAGATAATTTTACAGCTATTACAAACTCTGATTATACGGCTGCAGATTTTGATGATAAAAAATTTATGGTAACATCAGTTCCTACATCTACTACTTTAACTATTACAATGCCATCAGCTGAAACTGGATCAGGAGCAACTTTATCAGGTGGTATTAGAGTTCAACATTATTATCCAGTGGGACCCGCAGAACAATTACCTGGTTTTGGTTGGGGACTTGGTTCATGGGGTGGAACAGTAACAGGTGAAGCAACAACTACTTTAAATGGTGGTATCAATGCGGTTACAACAACTATTGTATTAACAGACGCATCTTTGTTTCCAAGTTCAGGTACAAACTTTGTACAAATAGGATCAGAAGAAATTTCATACACGGGTATATCAGGTAATACTTTAACAGGTGTTACAAGAGGTGTTAGAAACACAACAGCTGCAACACATTCAAATGGTGCAACAGTAACCAACAGTTCAGATTATATTGCATGGGGTGAAGCTGCATCGGGTGACTTAGTTGTTGATCCAGGTCTATGGTCTATTGATAACTTCGGTGATAAAGTAATTGCATTAATTCACAATGCACAAGTATTTGAATGGGACTCTAATGCAACAAACGCTGTAACTAATAGAGCAACTATTATTGCAGGTGCACCAACAGCATCACGTGATATGTTAGTATCAACTCCCGATAGACACTTAGTATTTTTTGGAACAGAATTAACTATTGGTGATCCAACTACACAAGATGAAATGTTTATTAGATTT